ATTTCCATAAACTCCCATACCTTCATACACGCTTCTAATTCAGGTAGTGAACAGTATGGAGCAAATGCCATACCAGGACCACGACCCTGAACTGAGTCCAGCATTACCTGATACTTCAGGTTGCTGGTGAAGATATGTTTTTGTTCTGGGCGTAGCATATGATAGTCGCTACGATCTTTTTGAAGAGAAACCTCTTCGGGTCTCCAGAAATAACCCAGTTGCTGTGTTGTTAGTTTATCGAAGATTGGATATTTGTAAGAATCATATCTTTGGATTCCTAGTGGTTGTCCAAAAAACATAGGTTGCTTTTTGGTATCTACTTCCTGAGGGTTAAAGACGGTCATTGATTCGACCATTGCTTTTTCCTCCAAACCTGTTTTAAATCTTACAAGACTCACAATCTTCCTCCTCTGTTTAAATTAACTTTTGGAAAAATTCTACACATTCTATTTACCTCCAAAAAATATTTGGGTTTCATAATACATTTCTTCTTCATAAGCAACATAATCACTTTGAAGATAGTTAAACAACTCTCCGTCTTCAATTCTCATAGTATAGAACCATTCATCAAAGATTTCTCCAATCCACCACCAACCAACTTGGAGTTTCTCAAAGAAGTTCATAGGTCTATTATATTTTAACATAACTCCACCTATATCCTTTACAGTGATTGAATTTTCCTTCACAGGTATATTTAATGTTAGAAGGATTTGTTTCTACAAATTTAGCAGCATCACTAATAGATTGAAACTCTCTTAAAAAGTTTCCTTCAATATCATACTGGAATACTTTGGTTCTTTTTATGTTTGGATTGTTTTTTAGTGTTTGAGAAGTTTTAGATTTACTTTCTTCTTTATGTGATTTTCCAGCAAATCCACAAGGAGATGGTTGTCCCTTTCTCATTTTACTCCACTTTTCTTTTTGTTCTTCGGTATGTGTTTGATTGTAGAATGAATTTTCTTCTCCAAGAAACTTTCCTTTTCTTTTTAATGACAATAGTTGCTTCGTTTTTTCTGTATGAGAATACCCAAGCATACCACCATCACCACCAAGAGTTTGATTATATTCCGGTTTTAATTTAGAAATCCAAAACATTTCTCTAAAACCTAAATTATCTTCACATTTTTCAATTTCTTCAATAATAAAATTGTCTTTTCCATACTTTCTAATTGCCCGATGAAGATATGTTGTTGAACTTCTTTTAGTGGCATCATAGCAGTGACTATAAAATCTTTTTTTCAAAGAGTTCATTGTCTTTCCAACATAAGTTTTATTATTGATTTTATTGGTTATTAGATAAATGCATCCAGACATAGATATTATTAAAACCTATTACTATTTATAATAATAGGTTTTTACACTTTTGTCAAATAGAGCAACTATCACAAGTTGTTTCGTCAGCATCAGAAAGTTCTTGAAGAATTGATTGAAGGTCCTGTTTTGGTTCTTCTACTACTTCATCAGTTTTATGGTCATAAGTATTTTGATAATATGCTGTTTTGTGTCCCAGACGATAAGTTTCAAGCATATCGTGTGCCATTACTGAAGTAGGAACTTCATTATCTGGGTAATTTTCTGGATTATAGGACCAGTTTCCAGAAATCGCTTGATCGAAGAATTTTTGCATAACAGCAACAATATGAATATACCCACGATTGCTAGGCATATCCCACAGCAGCGTATAGTTATTTTTAAGTGTTTGATACTGGGGAACAATCTGCTTGAGTGGACCCTTCTTCGACTTCTTAACGGACAAGTATCCGCGAGGTGGTTCGATTCCGTTGGTTGCGTTTGACACAACGGAACTGCTCTCCGATGGCATCTGTGCGGACAGTGTTGAGTTCCGTATACCATACTGGAGTACTTGCTGTCTAAGACTCTCCCAATCATACTTCAATTCATTAGGTACAATTTCGTCCACATCCTTTTTGTATGTATCTATAGGAAGAATACCCTGACCATATTTGGTTCTATGCGAATACTCACAGGCACCTTTTTCTTTGGCAAGATCGACAGTTGCTTGAATCAGATAATATTGAAATGCTTCCGTCAGATCGTGAACCAGTTTCCAGGCACCAGGATCGTCATAATGCTCACCGTGCTTGGCGAGGTAGTGCGCTAAACCAATAAAACCTACACCAAGAGAACGACGCGCTCTGGTGGCGATTTCTGCTGCTTTGACGGGGTATCCTTGAAAATCAATGAGTTCATCAAGAGACCTAACAGCAAGATCACAAAGAACCTCAAGGTCTTCATTATCCCTAATTTTTCCAACATTAATAGCAGAAAGTATGCATAGAGCAATCTCACCATCGGGATCATCAATATGCTGAATGGGTTTAGTAGGCAGAGTAATCTCTTGGCACAGGTTGCTCATCTCAACCTTATCCATAAAAGAAGAGTGAGAGTTGCAGTGGTCAATGTTCATAATATACAAACGACCTGTCTCTGCTCTTTCTTTCAGGAGGTCCAGAAAGAGTTCTTGAGCACCGATAGTTTTTCTTGGAATAGACTCATCTCGTTCATAACGAACATATAACTCGTCAAATCCATCAGTCCCAAAAGCATCATACAGACCAGGAACGGAGTGGGGAGAGAAGAGAGAAATCTCTTCGTTACGGATGAAGCGTTCATAGAAAAGTTTGGAGATTTGGATAGAATAGTCTAACTTACGAACGCGATTATCTTCCGTTCCTTTGTTATTTTTTAATACTAGGATATCCTCTATTTCTTGGTGCCAGATTGGGAAGTGGACAGTCGCTGATCCACCTCTGATGCCATTTTGAGTGCAGCATCGGACAGTTGCTTCAAACTTCTTGAGGAAAGGGACAACGCCCGTATGCTGAACTTCTCCACCTCTGATTTTGCTGTTGATGCCACGGATGCGACCCGCGTTGATGCCGATACCCGCCCTTTGTGCAACATATCTGCCGATAGCCATATCAGAACTAAAGATGCTATCGAGGGTGTCATCAACATCAACAAGAACACAGCTAGCATATTGTCGAAGTGGAGTTCGCACTCCTGCCATGATAGGTGTGGGAATGTTGATTTTGTGCTTGGAGATTGCGTCATAGTACTTCCTCACGTAGTCTAAACGTGTTTCTTTTGGATACTTTGAAAAAATAGTAGCAGCAATCAAAAGGTACATAAACTGTGGCGTTTCATAAAGTTCGTTAGAACTTCTGTCTTGCACGAGGTACTTATCAACAACTTGACGTAAACCTGCGTAAGTAAACAGATAGTCACGACTATGATCAATAAACGACTCAAGTTTATCAAACTCTTCATCGGTATACAGGTCAAGAATTTCTGCGTCATAGACGCCTCTACCAACGGCACGAAGGACATGCTGCTTAACTGTGGGACAATCGTGCATACGACCAAATAACTGCTTGCGAAGAGCAAATAAAAGCAGACGGGCAGCAACGAACTGATAATTAGGATGCTCAAGATCAATTAGGTCGCTAGCAGAACGAATCAAAATTTCTTGAATCTCTGCCGTTGTAATACCATCATAAAATTGAATACCAGACTGCATTTCAACTTGTGATGCAGATACCCCAGCAAGGTCTCTACATGCTTCTTCTACCATCAAATGTAGTTTATTTAACTCAAGGCTTTCGACTGACCCATTTCTCTTAATAACTTTTGTTCCGTTGCTCATACTTTCTTCCACTCGTTAAACTTTACTTTTGCCTCTAAGCCTTTGTATGTATGTGATTTTAACACATCCATAACCTGATGTCCAGTCAGGACCATATCATTAATATCTTTTTCAGTAATTGACCTTGGCCAGATTACTACTTTCTCACCTCTATCGATGAGTTTAGAGATCCTGTTGCAGATTTCTTTGTTCCTAGGTTCATTATCAAGAACGTACACAATATCGTTGCCCAAATTAAGACTATCGAGTAAAATATCCGATCCACACATTGCGATGGCATTTTCGACAAACGTTGAATCAAAGGGACCTTCTGTGACGTAGATTGTTTCATTTTTCTTTACTCCTTCTAATCCATAGACTTTGGGGATACTATCGTCTAAAATCACTGTAATATATTTAACCTTGCTGAATCCTAAAGCACGACCCTGAAATCCAAAAATGTTACCATCTGATGCACAAAGAGGAATAACTATTCTCGATTCCTCATATTCTAAACTTTTTTGGTCAAAAGTTTGAACTTGAGTATTTGTCCATTCTTTAAACTTTTCTGCAAAGTAAAATCTATTTGGATCTAATCTTCTGTCTGTTAGATACTTTTTTGCGGTTTCATTCTCTGTTGCTTTTGGTAGATTCAATTTTTGCTTAAAGACTGGTTTTGTAAATTCAAACTTGGGTTCTTCCACCACAAAGTTTTTACCAGTATGCCCCTCTTTGAACTTCTCTAAAGTATATTGTTTATGAAGTGTAGGGTCTATCTCTTTCAGAAAATTGCTGAATGATAAACTAGTACCACAATTATGACACTTAAAATTTGTATTATTCTTTACTGGATAGATATATCCTCTTGTTTTGTTCTTGTTTTTTTGAGAGTCTCCGCAAATAGGGCAGCGAAAGTTGTAGAGATCTGCTTTAACCCTTTTGAATTTTTGAAGACGAGAAGATACAAGTCCAATGTACTTGGAATCAATCAAATCCATTATGAAAGTACTTTACTTTGCTCTCTCTATTGTAACCTGAGATGGTGAGCGTGTCAAGAAAGAAACTGCTGGAGGAGCAAATTTAATAAAAATAGCAATGACTGCTAAACCACCTAATACTTGCCATCTAAATTTTGAAATACCTTCTACCTTTTCTTCAACCTTTTCTATTCTTTCACCAAGTTCTTTACTAATTGCTTCGTGTTGCTCTTTTGATGATACTTTAATATCCTCAATCATCTTTACGATAATATTGTCTGTTCGGTTACACTGTTCAATCTTTTCATTATGGACAGCAAGCATTTGACTGATATTTTGACTAGTCTCACCAATCTTTTGAATTGCAGTATCAATTCTCTCCATCATTTGCTCATAAACATTAATGCGTTCTTCGAGCAGTGCTATTTTTGTTTCAGTAGATGATGGATTAAACATAGTTCTAATTATTGTGGTTTTGTCCAGCGATTACGAGAACCTAAACCTAAGTAAATATTTTTTTTCTTTTTGCGGAATACTGGTGGTTGGTCTGGTGGAAGACCTGCAATATTTCCACTAGAGGCATTATTTGTTGGAGCAGCAGGAGGAGCGGCAGCACCTTCTTGCTCCTTAATAAACCTAACTGTAGCAATTAATTTATCTAGTTTATCCATTAGATTGCTTGCAATTGTTCTAGACATTCACGATCTTCTTCAATTTCGTGAATTTGTGTTCTAGGATATTCTGGCAATCTATTCAGAAAAAGAAGAAAACTTTTAATAGATGGCCAGAGATCACTCTCCAAATTGTAAAATAATAAAGGAACTGCAGCATCATTAAAGACATTGAACAGAATCGTTAGGTGATTCAGAATCAGATGAATCTTCAATTCGCCGCAGCTTTTATATCTTTTTAATAATCGTTTTACATAACGAATTCGTTTCAAATCTGACTCAAAATCTTCCATCGTTACCGATTGAGGATTATCGTAAAATTTTATAGCAAATAACAAATAATTATTTTCATTCAATTCATCAAATCTCATACCATATTATCAGCTATCTGGATATCTTGAATCGTCGTCAGCGTCACCAGTGATGGTACTTCCAGCAACTAGAGTTTCAGACTTAACTCTGAAATTGCCGTGGTTATCAACATAAGTTGTAACACCAACCCAACCAGCGTGTGCTACAGCATAAGCAGCATTTTTACCACCAACGGCAGTTGCGGCAGCTACAGTGGCTTCAGTCGTACCAACACCAAATACAGCAGAGAATCTATTTGATTTTACATCAGGAGCAAAATATTGACCATCTTCAAGAGTATACTTTGGCTTTTCAGTTACAGTATATGCTGCACCGGCAATTGCACCATTAAGTGGAATTAAGAACTGTGTTGAACCAATTGATAGTAATCTTTCTGAAGTTACTCCAGTAATTACTGCCTGCCCGTAAGTTGCTCCAGCACCAACTACTATGATATCTCCCGTGGAAATTCCAGCAGTAGTAAAACTGGTTCCACTTCCAGTGACTGTTTCAGCGGAAAGATTGATTGTTATAGTTCCCGTAAGACCCGTACTAAAAGAATCTTTATTGCCCCAAAGAGACATATGCTTTACCTAATAAATTTCTTTTTCTAGTAATATTTATAAAAAAAGGAGACCTTTACTTTTGGTCTCCTTTACATGTCTCAGGGAGTTAAATCTTTAGCACCTTTATTCTTCAGTTGTCCTTGGACTTGTAAAAGAATAAGTGAAAGAATACCGTTTGATTTTACCTTTGGGTTTGCTCCAAGTGCTTCCGAAACTGCAAAAAGAACAGTTGCGATAAGAGCCTGATTTGCTAAACACCAAGCGACTAATGCCGACATAATGACCTCCGTGTGAAGAGTATCCTGTCCTATTTAGGAATCAGTCTCTTGGAGAATGCATCATATCCTGTGCTCTTTGAGCAGAAGCACGACGAGCAGCTACTTTTTGAGCAGGAGAATGAGGACCGCCATACTCACCAGCAGCAGGTGGCTTCTTACCTGGCTCCTTTTTCTGCTGACCCTTTGGAGTTCCTTGCATTTTACGCATAGACCCCTTTACAATCTCAAGTGCTTTATCTCTAGGAGCTCTTGGAGTTCCTTTTTCTTCTCTTCTTCTCTCGTCAAGAACTTCACCTTCTGGTTCATAGTCCATCTTGAGACCCATCGCCCTCAATTTGTTCTTAACAAGATTTACTTTCGTTGGAATTGCTCTAGAATCTTCTTCACCACCTTCACTCTTCTTGAGTTTTGGTTTTTCATCCATACCACACTCAGATTCTTCTTTATGAACTGGAAGTCCTTCGTGCTTAGTCTTTGCAAATTTCTTTGCTTCTTTCTTGCTCATTCCTTCTGCTGCTTTTGCAACTTCAGGAGATGCTGGTTTTCCTCCCTTTTTAGCAGCATAGACCATTCCCATAAACTTTTGCTGAGCCTGACTTACTGCCTTCTCAGTAATTACTTCACCTTCTAGTTCATGGTGAGCAACCAAAGCCTTTCCTTGAGTGGGCGCAATTACAACCTTATTCTTACCTTTCATTACATCAATTTTTTTTCCATTCGCATCAGGATTATCTGATTCACCTTCGTGAATAAACTCTTCCTTACGAGTCGCAATTGCTGAACCACGAACATCTCTGCGATGCTGCAGATACTTATCAGTTTTGTTTACTTTACCATCATTATTAACATCAGAATCTTCCTTGCCAACAGGGTCTAATTTCTCACCACGCTTTGCTTTTGCAGTTTGCTCACCTTTGGTTCTCTCACCTTCATAAGGTTCACCATATCCAGTCATCTCAACTTCTTTAATATTTGGATTTGCACGAAGTTCCGAAATCTTTTGACGGTCAGCCATTCTTACATAAGAACGACCATCTTTACCAGTTACTCTTACCTTATATTTTCTGTGCTCGGCAGTCTCCATCTTCTCCATATAGGTCAGACGAATTGGTTCTTCTTCTTTCTGAACTCCTTCTACAAATACTTTATAAAGTGCATTTGCAACACTAGTAGATGCAAACTCTTCAATATTGAAATCTTCTGCTTGCATACCACCTTTACCAAAAAGTTTTGCTCTTACCATAGCCTTTTCTTGCTGAGGCATATTACTATTGTTCATATATTGAGAATATGCTTGCTGAAGAGACAGTTCCTCTCTCCTAGCACGATAGCGAATATCATAAATCGCTTGCTTTACTCTCTTCTCTGGAGACTTTCCACCAGCTTCCTTCTTATCTTTGCCAGCAGAAGCTGCGGCAGCAGGAGCGTGTTTTCTTGCTGGAAGCTCTTCAGCAATATGTTTTTTCATGAGAAAACTTTTACTTCTTATCTTTTCTATACTTATTTATGAAATTAACACCGTATGCAATTCCACCTGGTTGTAAATTCTCTTTACCAGTTCCAATTGCTCCTGGAGTTTGCTTTGCAGCATACTTAAAAGCACCCAAAGTTCCAGTAAGAGTATTTGGTTTTCCTGGAGATCTATACATTCTATCCATCTTGACTTCAGTATATTCGGACAAATCTTTAATCCAAGACTTAAACATCATACCCGATTCAGTTACACAAATCAAATAGTTGGTTCCACGACGAATGATACGACCAACCATTCCTGTGTTGAGATTTTCTACCAACTGACCAATTCTAAAGATTGATTCTGTGAGATAATTTTCACGAAGAGTTTGGAAATCAAACTTAGGTGCAATCTCCCAAATATCCCAACCTTCTTTCACACTCATCGCACCGCGAAGAATATTAAAGAGTTCTTTTGCTTCTGCTGGTTTAACTTCTGGAGGAAGACCTGAACGGAAAGTTTTAAAGTCTCCTTCTGCTGCAGCAAGTCTCATTCTCGATGCAGACATTCCTTCAACACCTTTCGCATCAGGATCTCTATCACCAGCAGAAACTACTTCAATATTATCAAAGTTATAAAGTTGTCCATTATATTGACCAGAAAGTTTTTCAAATTCTTTAACTCTATCAGCACCACCAATAATTCTTACACCAGCATAACCATTATTATGTGCCATCTTTAAGACATCAAAAATAGTTTTAGTATTAGCGTCGTTTACAATATTACCGGCGTGATTTGGATAAAACTTCTGCATATAAGCAATCTTTGTATCAGGATCAAGAGGATTCTTTTTCTTATCCTGACTTCTTGAAGGGAAGATTAAATATTGCCCATCTTTGTCCTGAGACGCTGCTTGTGCTGCAACATCCATTAGTTGTTGGTGCCCAATTGTTGGAGGATTAAAACGACCAAAAGCAATAGTAAGAGTTCCTTTTGTTTTGGGAACTGGAAGATATTGTGCAGGTGGTTGTTCTTGTGCTGCTGCTTGTTGTTCAGGTGCAGGTGCTTGTTGTTGTGCTGCTTGCTGTTGAGCGAGTGCTGGATCATTATACCCAGGTGATGCAATTGTTTTTTCCTTTTCAGTTTGTGGTCCGTCTTTCTGCCCAACTTTCTGACGCTTATTATAAAACTTGAGTTGACCCCTTTCAGTTTTTGCTACAAACTCTCCTTGCCTATCATACCATCCACCGTGCCCGTCGCCAACAAGACCAAGACGCTGAGCTTGTTGAGATGCAGATGCTTCAGAGATAAACTGGAAAAAACTTTTCATTCTTATTTTTTAATTCTATTACAAATGTCCAACATTATTGATTTTTCGTTTGCAATAATGTAATTAAGACCATTCTTTCTAATCTTAATATATTTATTCTTTAACAAATCTGATTTATTAGATTTAATTTCCTTATCAAGTGCAAAGTAAAAATACTTGATAAAATCGTTGAAAACATCTTTTGGTCTTGACTTTTTGGTTGTAAAAATATCAAGAACATTGTTAAGGAATGCTTGAAGGTCTTTCATATCAAAAACATTCCAGGTTGTGCTTCCAAATAATTTCTTGGATAAAATCTGTACATTTTTCCTGCTGCAGTAGTTGAACTTGCAACTTCCATTTTATATCGTATCTGAATAATCAAATTACTATTTCCAGATAATTTTGTTCCATCAGAATTTGAACGATAGATTTCAATTTTTGGGTCTCCCGATGCATTTATTCTAGCATTATATCTAGCGTTTGCAAGAATATCCCTAAACTGACGGTCGGCAACTCTTGTTTTGACTCTACCATCTCCAGTAAATTTAACAAGTTCGGTATTAACATTTCTAGAAAGACCGTAGATAATATAATCAGCAAACTTTACTTTAGTATCAGTTCTATCTGGGGTATCTAATCCTTCGTTTAACTTTTTAGCGGCATAAGCATAAACAAGTCTTGCTGCCTTTTTAAGATATTCACCACCTCCAGTTTCTTTTGCGTTATCTCTAGAGGCATATTTTTTTGTGAATACTTCTTTATCAAAAAATTCATCAATAAAGTTCTGATAATTATTAGCAACTGGGGAAACATCTAATCCCATTTCACTAAAGATATTCAAAAATTTATCAAATCCCTGACCAGATACTTGGTGAAATTGCTCACCACCATCAACTTTTAATGAGTAATCAATATTCCTAAATCTTTTATCTGGATTTGTTGGAGAATTAACTTCTATCTTAACATCTGCTTTTGTTCCTTTTTGGTCTTCTGTTCCAGCAGCAGTTACTCGAATAAAATCTTCACGGGCATTGATAGAAAGACCTCTTGCTTGTGCATTAAGTCTACTATGTGAATTTACAAAGGATACTGCGCCATTTTTTAAATCAGAAACTTTTGCCCAATTTGTTCTATCAGACAAAAAATCTTGTGCCTTTTTAGGAACGGATACAGATACGGACACTGTATCAATTACAGCACTACCAACATCATTAACTTGCTTAACATATCCCTTCTTCATCATTTCCGTCAATACAGTATCAACATCCGAACCAGTAACTGTCGGTAGAGTCTTAGAAGATTTTGTTTTTGCTCTTTTTACAAATCTAGCGGCAACAGCAGCAGCAAAAAAAACTTCAAACAAATCACCTCTATTAGCTGATATTTTTTCCGCCATAAGACTTTTTGAAGTATTTAGTGCCCAAAAGAGGACTTGAACCTATATCGACAATGCTCCAGAGAAGATTTGAACTTCCACGCTTTTTAAGGCGGCGGATTCTAAGTCCGCTGTGTCTACCGTTCCACCACTGGAGCTAAACAATTTCTATTTGAGAATGTATTAGTTTGTGTATGACAATTAGGACATAATAATCTTAAGTTGTCGGGTCTGTTATCATATGGTTGACCGTTAATATGGTCAACTTGTAATCTTAATGGTTTTCCGTTCCAAGTAGAAGGAATGCCACATTCAAAACAAGTATTACCTATTTCTTCTATTAATAATCTATATAGAATTTCACGCTTACAAGATTTACCTTTTAAAGAAGTATATTCTAAAAGTGTTTTCCATTTATTATATCCACCATATTGCCTAATTTTATTAGTATAATCTGGTTTGTAATCGGGAATCCATTTTTTATATCTTGCTCGTAAAGTATCTGGTTTACAATTTAATTCTAAACATAATTGAGTTGGTGATACTCCAGACAATAAAGATTCTATTATGTATTCTTTTTTGTCGTCAAGGTCTTTTCTCATAATTGGTAGACACGCTGTATTATTTATACAAAATACTACTAATTTTACCATTTGGGCAAAGTGGAGAATAGCGGACTCGAACCGCTGACATCCTGCTTGCAAAGCAGGCGCTCTACCAACTGAGCTAATTCCCCGAAAACCCCGAAGGGTTATTTGTTCATTCTACTGCAGAACCAATCTTTTCGTCAAGGTCTGCAATCACATTGCGAATATCAGCAACACGAGGAGGAACACTCAATTCATCATAAGTGTATCCTTTTTGTGCATCAAATAGAACTTGACGAACTGCTGCGGCAGCACGAATATCGATTTTTACAGATACAGATTTAGCCATCAGATGTCTCCTTCTTCACGATTTTCACTATAATAAACATCAAAGAAACCGTCAGGATAACGCTTCATCAGTTTATCAATATTGGTCTGAACAACCTCATCAAAGGAAACTTCCAGAGCAATACAAGCTTGTGCAATATACCACAGAGTATCACCAAGTTCTTTAATCAGGTGAGTGCGGGTTTCTTCATTCCAGGACTTACCCTGAAAAACCATTTTCTTCACAATCTCCATAAACTCACCACCTTCGGCATTGATACCAACGGCAGCGGTCAGAAGACGCTCAATATTGGCACCTTTCTCATCCAACTGAACCATACGGTCAGACAGAGCAAGAAAATCTTTGGATGCGTCAGAAGTGACAGCATCTACAAAGTTTTGGTATTTATCAAAATCAACTCGTTGCGTCATGAAAATTTAAATCCTTCAAATGATTTTTTTGGTTTCTTTTCTTCGTAATTATACTCCTCTTCTTGTCCAGAGTCAAGTATGTCTTGTTGTGCTGACTGCTCACAATCATACAATCTCATCTTAGCACGGTCAATACCCACAATAAAACGCTTAAAGATTGTGGGGTCATTGTATCGGTTCTTTAATTGCTTCACCATAATCTGTCCCAACTGCTCAAGCTCTTCAGTGCTAATAAGGGCAAACATAAGATCAGCAGTAGCAGGGAGACCAAAGGATTCAGAAGTATCAGTAAGTTCAACATCAGAGTTCCCATAACCACTGCGGGTAGTCTGGGTAGCAGAGACAATGGGAACATTGAATTCCACTGCCAAACCGCGAAGTTCTTCTGCAATTGACTTGATATATGAATAAGAATTGATAGAGCTGTTTGCCTTATGCCTAGAGGAAGCACAAATATTAAGGTAGTCAATGAAAATAATATCAGGTCTGAATGATTTCTTAAGAGCAAGTTCATTGAGAAGTGCCTTAAAGTGTCCTGAATGTGCGGAAGCAGTCGGATACTCTTTGATGACTAAAGAACCTTGTGTCTTCTTCGCAATACTATTTACTTTCGTTTCAAACATTTGGCGCGGTAAATCAACCAGTTGTTGAATCGGGACATTGAGAAGGTTTGCGTCAATTCTTTCTGCAATTCGCTCTTCCGCCATTTCAAGAGTGATATAGAGTACATTCCTACCCTGTAACAAGGCGGCGCTAGCCACATGACACATAAACAGTGATTTCCCAACACCCGTTCCAGCGAGAGCAATATTGAGAGTCTTGTTAGGTAAACCACCTTTAGTGATTTTGTTGAAATATTCCAGGTCAAACTCGATTTTATCTTCTTTACGGTGGTAAAATTCATAACGCTCCTCATAGTTCTGAAGATAATCGTGTCCGATATTATTATCAAACGATACTGCTAGAGCATCAGAAAGAATGTTTGGAATCGCATCACGATTCTTCTTATCATTATTACCATCAGCAATATGAATTGACTCCATAAGTGCCAAGTAGATGGCACGGTCACGACACCACTTTTCAGTAGTATCAAGCAACCATTGTTGTTCCACAACACCATTATGAAATCCAGAATTGAGTTCCCGAATCTCTTTAATTTCAGACTCATTAAGGTCTGTGCGATTTTCTATCTCAATCGCAAGTGCTTCTGTTGTAATTGCTGATCCATATTTAACAATGAACTTAACAATTTCCTCAAATACAACCTTTTCGGATCTTTGCTCAAAATAATCTGGTTGTATAAAAGGTATGACTTTTCTGGAATAATCTTCATTGAATATCAGGTTTCTTAAAATTGTAAGTTCAAGTCGTTCCATTACTTATAATGCAAATAGGCACTCATAATATACTTTGGACCACTGGTAGGAGGTTCGCCCTTATGAGGGAACATCCAAAGCGGAGGAAACATAATCAAAGTTCCCTGTTTTGGTTGAATTTGAACATCTTTGAAAATAGTTTGACCACCACTTTCAACATCATTCAAATACCATATAAATGATAAAAATCTACGGGCGGTCCCATAGTCTACCACATCTACATGGGTATCAAACTGATCTACACCATTTGGTTCGTATTTTTTAATACGAAATTGTTCTAGAGCGTGTTCTTCTGGAAATACACGCTTATCTACAAACTCATAATACTTATCACGATATTCAAAAATCTTTTTGATAATATAGTTATGAACTTGATTAACTTCTGGTGCCAATTCATGATTTTCTGTGAAATTGAATTGAGTGAAGTTAGGTTTTCCATCGTTCTCATAACGCTCTTGTTCGTCAGGAACCTGGTCAAATAAACTAATTAGAAAGTTGCATATATCAGGTTCAAGAGCATTTTCGTAGATATGAATGAAATCTTGAAGTTCATCCATAAGAGAATTCGCCTTTAGCAATCACATCCAGTTTTTCCATTACTTCTTCGGTAAAATACTGATCAGGATTCTTTAAGATTTCCTTTGCGTAAATTTTCTTACCATCCATTTCATAACGCCCCGCAACATTCTTCCAGAGTCCGCCGAGTTCCCCGAGTTCCAGAAGACCATAATAGCGATCAAGACCGCGCTCATCATAAAATAGACGGATTTCAACTTGCTGGTTCTCCTTACTCAAACGAGACTTAGCAGTCTTTGCTTTGATAATGTT